GAGCCGCGCCCGGCTCAAGGAGAGGGGGAAAGCCACCCTGCCGCAAAACAGATCGTGGAGATGAGCAAAGAGAATATAAAAGCAAAGCTAAGGGAGTTTTGGGCCGATAACCTTGCCGCGATCAAAGAAGCGGGCATTATATTTCGCGACATAAGCTGCGAGGTAATATACCGCCTGCCGCGCGATACAAAAGCCATACAAGAAGAAAAGAAGCCTTACGAGGAGCCATCAAACGGCAGCTTTGAGAACCGCGCTAAAGATCCATCTATAAGACTAGGCTTTGAACGCATAAGAAAGCGTATCATCGCCGATCTAGAAAGCGGCAAATCGGTATATAAAGGAAATATATGAGCGAAATTTTCGAGTTTTTAAAAAGCTCTAGCCTAACCAAGGACAGCTTTAACGAAAAGGTCGAGTTTTTGATAGAGGGCTTTTTAGTAAAGCAGCTTATTACGCTGATCTACGCGGACGGCGGCACGGGTAAAAGCTACATGGCCTTCGCGCTTGCCAAAATACTTTGCAAAGAGGGTCAAAGGGTGTTTTTCATAGACTACGACAACCCCGTAGGTGTACTCAAACAGCGCGGCGTAGATAGGCTACTTATAGAAAGCTACGAGAATATGAACTATATACAGCGCAGCGCGCTAGAGCTTTGCGGATTTGAGCTTGTTCTAAAGCTCGAGGAAAACGCCGTAGGCAAAGCCTATAAAGATTGCGTTTTTATCCTTGATAGCTTGCGGGATTTCGTAGACATCAACAACGACAACCGCATAAATAGACTATTTGGCGCGCTTAAAAATTTGCGCGAAGCGGGAGCTACCGTGATCATCCTGCATCACTCTAACAAAGACGGTAAAAACTATCAAGGCAGCAACCATATAAGGAATTCTCTCGACGTTATGTATCATCTACTAAAACGCCCTAGCAAGGAAAACGAGTTAAATTTCTTACTTGAAGTAGCCAAAGAAAGAGCCGGGGTAAAAGATAGCGGTTTTTGCGTAAAAACGCCAAATTTAGAACTAAACGAGCTTGATGTGGAAGTAGCTAGAATGAGCGAATACGAGCTAAATTTTACTACTCTAGCGCAAAAGATACTAGCCGGCGGCGAGGCAAACAAGACCGAGCTGCTAAACGCTATGAATTACGAAAAAGACGATAGAACAGCTAGGGATTGCTTGGATAAATTCGACGGCAAGCTATGGTTTAGCCGTAAAATGGGCAAGAGCGTGATATATAGTTGTAAAGCGGAGACTACAACCGATACAACTATTACAACTATAAGGGAAAATACCTTAAATTTGGCGGTTTGAGATGAATACGAGCGAACTAAAAAAATACTATATAAAAATGATACAAACATTGAAACACAACTATTTCGTGGACGACGAGTGCAGAAAAGTATATTTACGGGCGCAATTCGGCAAAGATAGTCTAAAAGAGCTAAGTATAGAGGAGCTTAGGGCCGTGCTAGAGGTCGTGGGATATAAGCCCCATAAAGGCGCAAATTTTAAAAGACCTGCGCGAAAAAGCAAAGCAACCCGCAAAACCAAAGCAAACAAAACGTTTAGTCCTTCTTTTGTAGCCGGTGAAGATATAACGCCCGCTAAAGGCAGCCTATACGCTACCAAAAAGCAGCTTGAAACTATTGTTGGTATTTGGGAAGAGATAGCCAACGTAAAAACAGGCATGGCTTTAAGAGAGTTCATCTTTAGGATAGTTAAAATCAGACCTTTGCATCTTAAATTTCTATCGAGAAGCGATGCCGCCGACGTCGTGCAAGCCCTTATTCAAATGAAAGACAAATACTACAAATGATAAATAGCTTCGATATATTTGCCGAGTTCTACAACCGTGTCAAAGAGAGCGAAAGCATGGCCGACATCATCAAAGAATACGGCGGAGCAAATATTTACGTGCCAAGCTACAAAGGTACGTTTAGAAACTACGATATACTCAAAGAATACGAAGAAGGTATAAAGCTAGGTAAACCAAGCCCGGTCGTCATTCGCGAGATCGCCGCGAAGCATAGCCTGAGCTATAACAGTGTTTGCGCCATAATCAAAGAGATAAGAGCCTAGTTTGTTCTAGTAAATGCGCCCTCTTTCCTGCACTTTTCTTTAAAATCCAATCTGTAGAGGCTTCCGCCTTTAATCATTTTTTTGACAAAATATTCCCAGGAAATTATAATACACCCCAAAAAGGCCTTTAAAATGCTTAAATTGCTAACATTTGCGAGCCTGCTATTTACCTGCGCTTTTACGGACTATGAGGCAAAGGTGGTAAAAATTTCAGACGGCGACACTATAAAAGTCTTGACCATGGATAAGCAAGAGATAAAGATAAGACTTCACGGCATAGACGCCCCGGAAAAGAAGCAACCTTTTTCGCGTTTATGTAAACAAGCTCTGCAGGGTAAAATAGCCGGAAAGATCGTAACCGTAGCGGGAGATAAAAAAGATAAGTATCAAAGGACTATCGCAAAAATATTCCTTGATGGAGAAGACGTGAATAAATTTATGGTCAAAAACGGCTATGCTTGGGCTTTTAAGAAGTATTCCAAGGACTATGAGAATGATGAAGCGTATGCTAGAAATGCAAAGCTAGGCCTTTGGCAAGAAGATAGCCCGACTCCGCCTTGGGAGTTTAGAAAAAAGAGAAGAAACTAGACTACTACTTAAAGCTATCCTTTACGAAATTTATAGCTACTTTTTTTACGACTTCTTCGGTTTTATCTGGCAATTTTCCGCTTTTATCTACCGGCAAGAACGGGCGAGCCGCGATTCTTACATTTTTACTTCGTCCCGCCTTATTGGTGCCAAATTGATGAACTAGTCCATAAGCAAAGCCGTTTTTATTCGTATTATTAGATACCGTGGCTTTTTTATCGTCTGCTTTAACTACCCATTTATCTGCCAAATTTCCGTCTGATCTTAAAATGTTAGATGACTTTCCTAATTTTTGTTTTTGCCTAATCGTACTAGGTTTCAAGGCTTGCCATTTTTGTCCGAACGGACTGCTCTCGTTCTCAAAACTAGCTTCTATTTCGTTTTGTAAGATATTGCCTAGTGTTTGCATTAGCGGTTTGGTTTTTTTCTCGATATTTTGCAGAGATTTTAGCTTAGCTTGCAGCTCTTCTAAGCCTTTAACTTCTATCATTTGCCTTTATTCCTTGAGAGTGGTATAATTACACAAAGTAGATAAGAGATGGCCCAGATTTGGCAGGGTTCCAGTTGCAAAAGCAAGCTGTATATGACTTGGGTTCGATGCCCGGCCTTATCTACTTTATCCTTATGTATCTTTTTTTATCTTTCAAAATAGCTTTATAATTTTCTACGGGTATCCTCGTAATAGTCGCTATAAAATTATCGGTTTTAAATTTTTTAAGCGTATAGTCTAGGCGGATGACGGCGTAATTTACCATGTTATCGTTTTGTAGGCTATTATAAAAATATAGTAAAACATTGTCCTTTTTATCGTAAAATACGCGTTTAGCTTCGTCAAATACGCCTACTACGGCTTTTATTTCATCGATATTGGGCTCTTTTCCCTTCGGCTTGCTATCTCTCGTGATGTGCGAGATGGTGTTTTGATAAACGGCTATACTGGATGCTTTGGGCTCTACGTCGATGATTTTTAGATTTTTCTTGATACTTTGTTTTAACTCCCCTACTTGAGCCACCTGATAAATTTTATCCTTGATGATTTTACCGCCGACTACGGCGCCTACCATGTCGTCTAAGCTTTTTTGCCAAACGTAAATGTCTCGCTCGTGCTCGAAGCTATCTAGGGATTGTTTTAAATTTTTCTTTGCAAGACTTGAAGCAATGGTACCCAAGGCCTTATTTTGCTTATCTTTTAAAATTTCGTCTGTCTTATCGACTTTACCTGGGTTATATCTAAAATCTTTTTCTGCAGCTTGAGGTAAAAAAGAGCCATCTGCAAGTGGCACGATACCTCTAGCTATGCATTCGGCCTCTGTAAGCACCTGCACCTTGCAGCGACACCCCCAGCCATTTGGCGGATAGTTGGTATCCCAAAATTTATCAGTTTTAGGTAATGTCTTACCGTGAAGCTTTCTATGAGCTTCTCTTGTTCTGCTATCAAGCACTGCAGTATAGCGGAAGTATTCGCCCAGGCTTTGCATCTGACTTTCATACCTAGCCTTGGCATAGGCCGTTCTCATATTGGTGTTAAATATAGTTCTTAATCTTCTATTGCCTACGTAAATTTCTTTTTCTTCGCCAGTCTTTGGGTCTTTTACTTTGATATTTCCCAGCCAACCTTTCTTTGCCAGCATAGGCTTTACACTATTTTTCCACTCGTCAAACCCAATGCCGTCTTTAAAAGCTTTTGTAAGCGAACTTTGCATATCTTTTAAAAGGTCTAAATTTGTCATCTTGGCTATCGTAAAAGCTTTTTTGTGGGCGTCGTGCATAATCTCGTCGTAATCAAAGTGCGCTTCGGGCTTTTTGCTCTTTAAATATTCATAAACCGCCGTAGGCTCCTCAAAAAAACTAAAATTCATCTACATATCCTAGCATCTGGGCATTTGCTACGGCTTTAAACATCAAGGGCTCAAGCTTTTCAAAGGGTAGATCGTAAAGCTCGTAAAGCTTATCGAAAGCCTCTTCGTAAGTCTCGCTGCTTGCGATTAGTTTGTTTAAAGCCGCTTCTATCTCGCCGTCTTCTATATCCATCTCGTCCGTGGCTTTATCAAATCTATCTAAAGCCTTTAAAGAGCCTTTTAAAGCCGTTAAATTCGCTTTATTGGCTTTTAAATTTTTCTCTTGCACCCCAGCATTTTCGTCGATTTCAATATTGTAAGTCGAGGTTATATATTTTTTGGTTGGAGCAAAGCCCATATCGTATAGCGTCTTGTCTCTTGCAGCGCGCTCAGTATTAGGAGCGTCTTCGTCGAATAGTTTGGCGTAAAGCTCGCCGTTATAGCCGTTGATCTCCTTAAAAAAGCTTATGGCTTTATTCATCACGAAGATTAAAATTTTCGCATCGTTTGCGGCAAGATCTTCTCTAATCTCGTTGTGCGTCTTTGCTGCGGCGAAGCTGCCCTCTTTTACGTCGCTGGCTAAATTTGCGCCCAAAATAGCCTTGCTGATTTGATTGTCGAGATATGCGGGAAGTCTCGTAAAATCTACGTTTGAGGTAGGCTGCACCAGCGTGATCTCCTCGTCTGTGTCTATGACCGCGCTATCGCCGCTAAGCATAGCTTGCACTTCCGCAGCCATTTCGTCGGGCTCGTAGCTAGTCTTTGCTATCGCCCAGGGCGATCCGAATTTTTCTAAAAACCTAAACCAAAACTTTAAACTGGCGTTTTTCATCTTTACGGGAAAATACAGCTTTTTCAGTAGCCCGTCTCCGTATACCTTTCTAAAATTCGCTCTGTTTAATGCGTATATAACTTTTAAAGGCGGAATACTTCGCTCACTTCCGCTTGCATTAAATGTGAACTCGCCTGTGTCGTTAAATTTAAACTGCCTAAAATCGCGCTGCACGAGTCTCGGGTATGCAAGACCTTCTTTTTCTTTGTAGTTGATCTCAAATACGTTTAGTCCGTAAAGATAGGTCTCTAAAATTTGGCTGACGACGTCGGGGTTAAAAATCTTTTTAAATTCGTCCTTAATTTTTTCATCGTCGCAAACGATTTGGATCTCTTTTTTCTCGGTCACGGACTTGCGGCTCACGTCGCACTGCGTAACGGTAAGATCGGCTAGTATCATATCCATATCGTCGTCGCCGACGCTTGAAACTCCCGTATTTATAAGAAGATCTATCAGGGTGCCGTTTTGAGGGATGAGAGCCGCTTTCTTGCGCTGCGGCTGCTCGGATTTATTTTTAAATAATTTGTCAAATATCATCTAGTGCGCCTTTTTACTTTCTTTTTTAGCTTTGTTAAGTCGTATGCGCCCGCCAAGCTGTCGGGCGCATCGTCGTGCTTGGCTTCGGGGTACTCCGTAAGCTGCTCGATAAGCAGGCTTTGGCTTTGATGAAAGAGTATTTCGCCGTCTTCTATAGGTACTTCAAGCTCCTCTATTCTTTGCCCTTTGCTTGCGGTATTATTCACGCCCTTTAAAGGTAGTTTAATGCCTATCTCAAAGGCCTTTTCTCTGATCCATCCTCTAAAAAACTCCTGTCCGCCGTTACTCTCTATCGCGCAAACGCGGCATTTATAGAGCTGATTAAGCCTAATGATCTCTTTGATGGTCTTTTTGGTCTTCATGACCTCTACTATGCTTTCTGCTACGTAGATCTTGGCTTCTGCCTTGCTCACTCCTAGCACCGTTATGGCCGTGTAGTCGCTCTTTTTCTTTTCGCCTGCCGGATCTATATACATCACGAAGTAATCGCACCTCGGAAGCTCGCGGTAAAAATGCATACTCTCTTTGGTGAAAATTTGAGTCTCGCTTCTAGGATCGTTTTGCTGCTCTTTGTTAAAAGATTTCAAGTTTTCGGCGCGCTTTTGCATGAGTTTTAAAATTGGTAGCGCATCCTCCCAAAGTACCCGCGCCCCATCGTCCATAAATGCTTTGTTTTTTAGATAAAATGTTTCACTAGCCTCTTTTGAAACGTTCTTGTAAAGCTCGCTCCATCTCTCCCATAAATCCATACGCTTTGGGAAATTTATGATGCTTTGATATTTCTTGGCATTCCAAAATTTAAGCTTTAACTTTCGCGCCAGCACGCTATCGGCATGAAGTACGGTGCCTATGTAAAGAACGTCTAGGCTACCGTCTACACTGCCTAAATTCAGCACGGCTTCATCAAGCCACTCCTCGAGCTTGTCGCGCTGCTCTTTACTGCGCACGTTGGTGTCGTTTTCTAGGTCGTCTAGGACTACTAGATCGGGGCGATAAACGCCAAACTTCACACCGCGCAGTCTTTTACCTGAGCCAAATGCCTTAAGCTTGACTCCGTTTTTGGATACGAACTCGCCTATCTTCCAGTTCTTGCTCGCGCCGCAAACGTGCGGGAAGTCCATTTTTAAATTTGCGTTGTCCTCAAGCTCGGCTTTGATGGCTTCAAGACACCCCTCGACCAGTTCTACGGCGTCTGAAATTTCGACAATGAAGCGCTTCTTGCTAAAACAAATACACCAAAGCGGAAGAAGCTGCGAGCAGTACGTGGTCTTTGCATGACCGCGCGGCGCGGCGCGGGCGTATTTGTCTCCGCTTGCGTTTTGCGTCATAGCTTCAAAAATCTGCGCTAGATCTTCATGAAGCGCGCAAGAGCTGCTAATGCTAAAATAGTGCGGGAAATAAGTCCTTGCAAAAAACATAAAGTCACACTCGGCGCGCCGCACTCTTGCGGCCCTATCTTTGGGGGACAGAGGGCTATTTAGATGTATCTGCTCTTTTAGCTCGCCGCTAAGCTCCTCCAGCCAGCCATAAAAGTCTTTGCGCGTGAGCTTGCTGAGTTCTGGCTCCACGGCGCCCGCTTGCCTATGGCTTTCGCGGCTATCCTCTAAAAAGCTATCCAGTTCGTCTTTTGAAAAAAGCATGTATTCTTCCTAAACGTCGAGCTCTTCAATAGCTTTGACAAATTTCTCGCTCTCAATGAGCTCGATGAGTTTTTTGATACACTCTTTGTTCTCGTCGTCTTTAAATTTATCGACTACTAGCATAATGACCTTTTTAGCGATGCTTAGGCGGTATGCCGCCGGATTTTCGTAGCTTGCTACTTTGGTCATCTTGACGAAGCTGTCACCTATTTTTGAAAGCGCCTCGGCCTTTTTGCCAGCAGGCAGTTCGCTCTCTCTGATATCTTTGACCGCCAGGCGCATCTCTTCGATGAAATTTTGATAGATGTTTTGCTTATCTTCGCCGCTTTTGTTTAGATAGCTTGCGGCTTTTAGTTCGTCCCAGTCGCCATTTTGAGATTTGTAGTTTTTTATGGTTTTTACGGTCTTGTTTAAAATTTCAGCTATGCGCTCAAGGCTAAAGCCTTTTAAATATAGCTCTTTTGCTAGCTCTTTGATATTCGGTTTCTCAGCCATTTAAATCCTTTAAGTCCATTTTTTTCTCGCTGTGCCTAAATGCTCTTATGCCGAGCCTGGGCGCACTATCGTCTTCTATTTGGCTCGGAAGCTTCTTGTTAGCCATCTTCAAAAGTAGGGTATCCATCTTTTCTATCTGCTCATTCAGCGCCTCTTTGGGAAAGTTGTTGCGCTTTTTGAGCTCGATAATAGTCAAATTTACGCCGATGTCTTTTAGTAGTGGCGTAGGATTTTGCGGAAGCTTGATAAAAGAAGAGATATAAGCCAAGGCATCGTTTACGCTATCGTCTATGACGCCTTGATTAACGGCGCCGCTTCCTTCAAAGTCGCTGAGCTCTTGAAGCTCTCTAGTAGAAACTTCTTTTAATAGATCCTCGTTTGTTAAAACCATTATTTTGTCTCCAAATATTTTAAACCTTTTGACCGTATTCGTTATTAGCTTTTAGCGAGCGTTAAAAGCGCGTTAAAACGTTTAAAATATTTTTCTCGTAGTTTTAGTCGTTTTTGATTTAAAAGGACGTGAAGCCCTTTTAAATCTATTTGTTACATTTTTAGCTCGATGATCGCGTCAAGCCTATTGCAGATCGGAAGCGGTCTGCTTTCGCTAACAATGCCCCAACCCATACCTTTGTCGAGCACCTCTGGAGCCGCAGCGAAGAA